ATTTTAAAATTTCTGGTGTAAAAGTTGCTGTCTGTGTATCTGTCAAAGTTATACTTACCGATCCAGCGACTCTATCTGTATAAGAAACAGAAAAGTCAGCAAATTTTGTGGTGCGTGTTTCTTCCCAAACCTGTGCAGCAACAGTAAATCCTGTTAAATTAATAGCATTATTATTACCATCTTTAAAAACTAAAGGAATGGTATGATCTGACCTTCTCTGAAGGGTAAAATTATAAGTTCCAGGTTCGATTGCCATAATTAGAATTTTATTATGTATAACATAACAACGTTACGAGGTCTTGTTTCAGAGTTGTTAGTAGTTCCACCAGTACCATCAGTACGTCCGCTTATACTTAAAGTATGGTCGTGAGATGCGTTAATTTTAAGAGTACCAGTACTAGAAACGTCAGGGTTACCTGGTGTTGTCTGACCATTTTGATTTTGACCCTTAGAAAAAACTCCAGTTGGATTTGGTGCATTTGAAAAGGTTTCGGAGATTTGAAAAGCTTCACCATTTAATGTTTTAGATGAAACACTACCTGACATTGAAGAGGTTCCATGATCGTGATCTCCAATTTGACTACCTTGACTTTCATTAATACTTCTACCAGAAGAATCTACTCCTCTACCATCATCAAAACCTCTAACAAATTCACCTCTTAAATCAGGTAAAGTATTTCCTATTAAATTACGTAAATTTTCAAGTTCACTCCTATTTACTCCTTGAACCGTCCCACTTCCTGCTGCGATGTTATCACCATTACATTTTAAGTATCCTGAAGGAACGTTATTAGCAGCTATACAAAAAACAGATCCTACAGGTACGCCTGTTACAGCCGTAAATTGTAATTCTGCATTAGCAGCACTATGATTTGAACTTGATACTGCTAAAAATTGCCCAGGGCTTCCTGTAGTAGTAGGTAGTGTAAAAGTTCTATTTGAACTTAATGAAGACGCTGATTTTAAAGAGACAAATGGAGAACCACTTGAATCTTGAAATCTTATTTCTTTTCCATCAAGTACATTAATTCCAGTACTAGATATAGTAATTCTCGCTATTCCAGCCGTTGCAAATTGTATACTATTAGCTGTATTTCTAAACATTCCTGTATCTGTATCTCCATCAAACGCATAAGCAGGACTACTAGCACCTGATCCATCATCACCTAAAAGCTGACCTGTCATAGTACCACCAGCTTTAGGCAGTAAACCTAAATTCTCTTCATCTAAATTTCCTACAGTAAAAAAGTCCGCAGCAGTTCCTGATGAGGGATTTGGATTTGCTTGATCTCCTCCACTTGATTTTCTAATTAAAAGTTTATTTGACGTATCATCTGCTAAAAATTCACAAGGTAGTATTGTCCCTGCATCATTTCTTGCCCCAAAATTATGGGTAGCGACAGCTTTTAAAGTATTTTGTATATCAAGCCTTACTACCTGACCCGAAGCATTATCTATATTTTTATTAGGGACTTGTGCCATCTAAAAAATACTTTTCTCCATATTACACCCCTTTACCATAACCGACAGCTTGGAACGTAAATTCTTTAGCAGGATTAACAGGATTATTAGAACTATCTAATATTTTAATATTAAAACCCGTTCCACTTACATTTGACAATACAAAATAATCGCCAGCTTCAGCACCTATTATTGTTATACCAACAGAAGGTAAAAAGGAATTTACCCCACCTAAACCAGTAGTACCTGTAAAAAATGAACTTCCAAAAACTACATTTAGACCTGATGCAGAAGTACTAGATGTTAACGGAGCAGTAGAAGTAGTGCTTCCAGAAACATAACTTCTTTCAGTCCTAGATTCAAATGATGCTATATAAGATAGTTGTTGAATAGAAATATTATGAGAGGTACTACCTGATTCTAAATCTAATCTAAATTTAAACCCTCTTCCTTTAAAAGTCCCATTTGCAAAAGTACTAGAGGGTTTACCACTAAAATCTGAATTTGCATATTGCGATCCGCTTGGAGCACTGTTTGTTGTTGTTACACTTAGGGAAGCAGAAACATCATTGATATCAGGCCCGTCAAAATTACCGTCTTGTGCATAATCATCCCATAACGTGCCAGAGGGTATTAAAGCATCTATTGTGTTTGCTGCACCAACAGTAAATCCTATTGCTTGTACTGATCTCTTTAAGTTCAAAGAAAATACGGCACCTAAATCTAAAATATCTTCAAAATCGTAAGTACCTGTAAGATTTACAGATGGATTAGTTAGTTGCAAACCTCCTCCAACAACACTTACATTTGTTCGATTACCAGGGAAGCTATCTGTATGCTCCTTATCTTCAAGAATCTGCTGACTATCTATTAAATCAGGTAAATCTAGTATTATGGAAGTTTCACCAAGACTAAAATTTCCTTGGTCATCACGAAATTTAAGAATATACTCACCTTCAAGACTAGGGCAAACTGTTTCTGTCGTATTACCAGCTAAAGCTTCTACAAGATCAATAGAATCCTGAAATGAACCTGTTCCGTCAGTTTTATTAGAATGTCGGACATAAACTCTACCTCCATGTATAACATCAGCATCAATAGACTCACTCCATCTAAGCCTTACTAATTTATTATCTACTGGCTCCATAGATAAATTTTGAACATTGCCTGGTGGTGTAGTTTTACCTACAGCATTGAAAGTAAGATCAGAAGAAGAAGAAGATAATACAAGTGCAGCATTATATGAATAAACTTTAATTTCGTACGTACCAGCTTCAGTATTAAAAATCTCAAAGTCTGGTCTAAATACAATCTCACTTACCCAGTTTGTACTGTTAAATCTATACTGAACAAGATATTGACTTACACCTGTAACTGAAATCCAAGATATAATTAATTTAGACACAGCAAGAGCATTTATAACAACAATTCTTTCTTCAGCCTGTAAATTAGCAGGTGGATCTCTTAATTCATTTAATAATGATATATTTCTATCAGGTAAAGTTATACCTTGCATAGAATCTATAGCAGTATATTTTGGGCTATCTCCTGTTACATAATCATAGTTATATTTAAGTGCTGTAATCGCAAAATTAATTCCATCTTGTTCCTCTACTGTGATAACCCTAAATGTTTGAGATTCTAATCCACCTACACCTGAACTTTGTATAAGCCATACAGAATTTGCATTTGGTATTGCAGACAACGCAGAGTCTAAAGTTATTACATTTGTAACTATGCCAAATATATCCTTAGTTTCTACTGATCCATCAGGTAATATTACACTGCACTTTTTATTAGAACCAGAAAAAGTATTTAAATCTATATCATTATCTACAGTTATTTGAGTAGTTGTAGCACTTTTTATTCTACCTGCTCTTCTCTCTAAACTACGAACAGGATCATTTATGGCAATGACAGATCCAGGTCTAACAATCGCTCCAGCGTCTATTGATGTTGTAAAACTTACGACCTCAGTCTCTTGTTCTTCGCTAAGAAGCACAGCTTTACCTAATCTTCGTGCCTGACCTCTAGATGTACAAGCAAAAGCCTTGATGTCCTTTTTTACAATTCCTAGCTTAGCTTGTCTATCAATATCTTCTTGCAAAATATTTGTACCACTTACATCATCTCCAACTATTTCATAATCTATCTCTTTGCTATCCATATTAAAATAGCTTACAGAAATAATAGAATGTCTTTGTTTTAAACTACTGCCCGAGTAAGAAAAACCACCTTCACCTACATTTGCCAAACTAAATAAATAACTTGGATCTGTAGGTCTATCTTGTGAAAGAATTATAGAACCTTCAGACCAAATAGGAAAACATCTCATAACGCCAGCTAATTCATTTATTAACTGAAATGCTTCCATAGATCCTTGTAAATTTACATTACAGCTAAATCTAGCTTCAAGACCATTAAAACCATCTGAAACTAACTCATTTGCGTATTTACTAGCAGCTACAAAACTAAATAAATCTAAATTTTCATAAGTTTTAGCATCAGTTGATTGATCGGGTGAAATTTCGTTTCCAAAACCATATCTTTTAGTTGTTAATAAATCAAGTAATATCATTGCTGGACATGAGCACCAAACTGCTGCCCCCATAGTTCCATTAAAAATGTAACCATTTGGATAAATTATTCTTCCTGTTTGTAAATCAACAGTGGGAGTACCAGAACTGGAAGCACCTGCACCTGGGATTCTTACCTTTACACCACGAACACGGAAAGCTCTTTTTGGAATAGAACTAAACTGTTCAGAATCTATCCTTAAACTTGTATATGCACTATTTAAATATTGTTGTTTGTCATCAATTAATAATTGCAATGCACTTACATTAAAAGCATCTACAATATCTCCCCCAGGTGTTTGATCGTCAGTAACTCTTTCTATTTTTATAGAAGCAAAAGTATAATTAGGTGGTAATTCTACTCTGTAATCTTTGGAATAGGCATCAGCAGTTCTACCAGTTATTGTATCTGTAAATTCTTCCTGATGACTCGTTTGATTATTTACTTTTAAAGATACTTTTATTTCTACAGTTGAACCTAATAAATCACCTTGATCTGTTGCTTTTTGTATTTGACCGAAAGTTACTGTTATTCTTACAGCATCTTTTCCTAAAGGAAGATCTCTAGTAACACCACCTCCACTTTTAGAACATAAAACAGAACCAAAACCTGCTAAAGGACTTTGTGATTGCTGTATTCCAGGTATATGAGTCTGATTCCCTGTCCCGAAACGAGGTGTAAATTCTACATTTTGAAAATTAAATTTTGTTGAATCTGGATTTGAATTATCAGCCTCAGATTGAAGAATAGGAGTGTTATTTAAAAATATGTCTTTTAACGCTGCATTGTTATATGCTGTAGTCCCTTTAGTCAGCCCTGCTTTTGATGGAGTAGCAAAACCCTCTATTTCTCCCTCAGATATTAAATCTTGAATCGTGGCAAATTGCCTACTGTTTAGAGTATCTGGTGTTCTTGTTGGCGTAGGTGGAGAGGAAGGAGGACCACCAGAACCTCTAATAATTTTTTTAGTCATGCTGTTACCTGATTAGTATCAATACCAGCAGAAATAACAACTGATCCTGTTATTATTTCACCATAAACAATAGGATGGCTAGTACCTGCACGGCTAGTGTTTTGCACTCCAGAAAAGCTAAATGATATTCTAGGATCTTGTTCGTTACTGAACTCTTGCGGCTTGGGCAAAGGAAATAACATTTCACTTACACCCATGAGAGCAAGACCAATACCTACATTTCCTACTATTGCAGAAATTCCTGCACCTCCTGTAAAGCCACCTACCCCTAAAGCTAAAGTTGATCCTCCAGTAGCAAATGCTAATCCAATCATTGCTGCTCCTAACAAAGCTTTGCCAGCACCACCAGCACCAGTAATGACAGGAACAATACTAATATCTGATTGTCCTATTGGATTATGTATATCTTCTTCTCCCATTTCATAATCATCTACTAATACCTGGTAATAACGATCTGCCATGTGTGATTCCAATCCTGGAAAATTACTGACTAAAAATCTCATGGCATCAGCAGTAGAAGATATTACTGCATCTAATTCTTTATGTCCAACAAACTCTGCTAGTTCTCCGTAAAGTCTAACTGTTCTGAGCATAGCGATACCTCTTACCAGTGCATTTTAACAACCACTCAGAATATGG